TTGGAAAAGCTCCGGTAATCTTTGCTAAACAAGACAACGTCCCCGACGTTAGGGCGGGGCATAGTCCACGATTTTGTGCTAGTTGCGGCCATTCCTGTCTCCTTGTGGCCCTAAATATACGAACGACCCGTGCTGGTCTGTCAGCCGCTTTTTCCGGTCTTTTTGCCACTGAACCCACCAAGGCTCTTTTTCTTGATACCGTGCGGGAGGCTTGTGGTAACTGGGGCGATATGCGGCGAGATACTCAAGGCATTGGGATATGTGGCACTCTCCCTTAGTGTTCGGCTTGTCAGTGACTATCGCGACTCCAGCCACATGATTGACCAGCTTCCTATAACGCTTGAGTTCTCTTTCGAGGTCTGGGCAGGCGTTTCTCAGCACTCGAATCTGGGGCGTCCCGTTCGGCCTAATGTGCAGCGCAGTTCTGGTACTTTCGCACCGAGCCATGATGTCATCGCATCCTGCCAGAAACGAGGAGCCTGTGACCTGCGACCTAATGCCGTGCTTTACTAGCTGTTCGGTGTATTGCTCCGAAGGCAATCGACCGGAGCCGATGTCTCGCAATCTGCCGCCGTGTGCGTCGATTATGAAGGAATGAAAATGAGCGCTGCCGACCTTCTTGGCGAAGGCTTCCCCAAACATCGTTGCGTTGCATTGCCGTAAATAAAGCTGGTCGTAGCAAAGCCAGAAAGATTCGTCTGGCGGGACGGCCATGAACAGGACTGCTGTTACTGCGTGGCCCGGGTCAATAGCACAATACCGCGTCCAAGTTTCTGGAACGATCCCTCCGTCTGGAAGTTCGTCCCTTTCCATGCCGTGAATGCGCATGTCGAAAGTGGGGTACACGAGGATGCTGTCTGTTATGAAGTCGCCTTCGCTGCGCATGCGCAGCACATCCTCGCCGTTTGCCGACCACCTCTCAATGCTTTTGCGCTTTTCCTCAGAGTCTAGAAACGGGTTGTCGAGAAAGCGCAGCTTGAACTGGCGTATTTCAGACTTCTCCCCAAGCTGCTCCTCGCTTGCGTCTGCCCGCTCTTTCAGTCCGAGCAGCGCATTATTCGTGGAGTGCGGCATAGCGCTCCACATTAGCGTTCCCTTGCGGTCAACAAGACGCGCCTGCATTTCAGGCACCCACTGCTCGTTGTTAATATCCTCGTCAATGTGGCAAATGTTACATTGGAAGCCCTGTACCGGCTCGCCCTCTGAGCTAAAGAAGTGAATCTCCCAACCGTTTGTCAGCACACAAGATGACATAAAGTTTGAGCTTTTGAGTACCCATGACTGCTTCTTTATCATCCGTGGCGGTATTAACGGGGGCGCTGGCTTTGTTTCCCCTCGCCTGTGTTCGTCTGTCGCCGGGTTGTACGCCCGCCATTCCTTCGTCTTCTCGTCCTTGATGATCCGAAAAGCACCCGCTCTAAACAAATACGGAACAACCACAAGCCCAATATGCTTCCAGTCCTTCGCCACAATAACAAGGATTCCATTCTCTTTCGGATACTTGCCATGCGGGTCTTGTCCTGTCACGGCCCTAGCATCTTCCACGAAGGTGCATAGACTTTTCCCCGACCTATTGCCGCCGATCACAAGCTTCTCGCTTGCGGTAGAAGAATGGATTTTTTCTTGGTTCGGGTTTGGGCGATACAGCCGAAGCGCCTCAAGACGCCTGTCGCGAATCTCGCTTTGGAGCTGCCTTATTTCGTCTTTTTGGAACTCCGAGATCACCGGCACCTTCGGTATCTTTGCCGGTGGCTTTATTCGCGGGTGACGTTTTGCCGCTGGCTTTTTGGCCGCTTTCTTCTTCGCCATTATCTATCTCTCCCTGCACGATAGTAAACGCGCTTTGTATGCGGGCATTTAGTTCTTCTTCCAGCTCGTCCTCAGTCCACAGGGTTAGTGGCTTTTTAGCTCCACCCTGTTCGACGTTTTTGGAAACCAGTCTGCACATGGTCTCGATAAGCTTGCTTCTTTGAGAGCCCCCCGGCTCGGCGTCCCAATACTGCTTTACGATGACGGCGCTGAAGCCGCCGACCCCCCCGAAGTAGTTCATAACTTGTTCTATGAGTTCGGCTGAGTGCGGGATATTTGACCCGCCCCGACCGATAGCACTCATAAACTGCTTGACGCCTTCGTTTTCAACTTTGGCGAGGGCCGCTTCCCTGCGGTCTTTCTTGCGCAGATTGCTCGCGGCCTTCTGCTTTGCGATGCACTTGCGGCAGTTGGCGCTGAAATAAGCCTTGCCGTTCTGTACTCTGTGCCGATAGTGCTGCTTGTCCTCTGGTAGAGACAGGCCGCAGATCGAGCATGTTTTGTTTTTAGTAGCCATAAAAAAGCAACAGCCCACGGGTTTTAAGCCGCAGGCTGTTGCCCGTTTCAAGGATGAAACAATTTAGATCGCATCGCTGTGCATGTTGACGCGAACTCCTGCGGCAGCGGCGCTGGTTTCAGCCAGCTTCTGGCCGCAGACAAGATCACCGGCAGTAGTGGAAGCCGAAGCAACCGCACCGGCTGTGGCCGAAGGCGAGATGCCTTTGCCCTTGGTGATTGAAGAGCCCGTCTGGTTGACAGTCGTTGGCCCCTTGACAACCAGCCAAACAATGTCGTTTGGCCGAACAACGACGTTGCCGCCGATGTATTCGTCAAGAACTCCAACCGCAACTCCAGCCTTGGCGTTAGTAGCCGTAGCCTTGTCCTTGAAGCTTGCAAGCAAGTCGCCGGTAGATGCCGTGTTGTCAAACACGAACAGCGAGCCAGCGTCTGCGCTTGTCAGATTCGCAGTTCCCGTGTAGCGCGCAGCTACGCAGAACACCAAGCGATTGCTGTGCCGCTCACCAAGTCCCGTAGGAGTTACGTCTTGGAAAGCTTTAACCTGCCCTACGACCTCGCGGCCTGCAATCGGGCCGTTTGAGTCCGTTTCAATCGCTTCGCCACCCAGAAGGGTAGACCCGCGACGGAAAAATGGGTCTGAGAAAATGCTACTCATTCTTTGCGTTCTCCTTAGTTAACTTCTGCGGTGACAGGGGCGAGGGTAAAGAAGTTACGAGGCGACTTAAAACGCATGTTACCGAGCGTGCTACAAGCGTAGCGGTAGCTCTGCGTTTCCTCCGAGTAGAACGGCCCTTCGGCGACCATTAACTGGTTCTCAAGGCAACGAAGTTCGACGTTACCAATCGAGAGACCGTAGCCTCGACCATTCGGGCAAGCGTACTCACTTGTCACTTCTACGCCATCAAGAGTAACGACATCTGAGAAGCCCATTGCCTTCAGGCCGTTTTCCTTGCTGACAACAATTCGCTCTTGATCGTTGTACTGATTCAAGAACTTAATGTACAAGCTGCGGTCAATGCACACGAGGTCGATCTGCGCTTCCTTCGTGTCATTTCGCTTGCACTGATGGATACCTTCCCGAATAGCCTGCACGCAGTTCAGCGTCCAGTTGCCCTTGGTGCCGCCTTCGTTAAAGGAGGTGGCGTTATAGTTGATGATAACGGGGCTGTAATAGTCCAGTTCAGGATCAACAGGAACATCGGGCCAAGTGCCAGTCGTGCCAGCACCAATCCGGCCACCGCCGTAGTAACCAAGCTCGGTCGAAAGACCAGCGTAGTTATCTGACGGGAAGCCAAAGCGGTCGGCAGTGTTAAGGGAAGTTCGAGGCGCAGCAACGTCGGATGACGTTTCGTCAACCGTGCCGTTGTAACCAAGGAAACTTTCCAGACCGTGGAAGTCATTCTCGTTCTGCGGGAGGTTGCCGTCACGATATGGCTGATAGCTCAAGTGCTGCTCAAGGCTTTCCTTGAGTCGCTCGGCCATCTTTGACGCTACGTCAACGAGAGCCTGCTGGCCCCGGTTCTCCAGCATTTCACGACGATAAATCGCATCGGTCGTTGTAAAGCCACGCCACGGGAGTTCCGCTCGCTTCCACATATTGACCCGGCTAAATGTGCGGGGTGTATCCCCCGTATTGCCGGTAACAGGGGCGTTGCGATAGCGGACATTCCAATCGAAGCCGCGACCACTTTGATTCATAATGACATTTCCGCTGCTCTCCAGCATTGCGAAAATCTTGAACTTACGGAACGTCGTCAGCTCTTCTTCGCGAAGATGATTGACGATTGTCGTCCCGATGACTCTACTCCAGTCTGTAGGTGAAGCCATCTGCTATTCCTCTGTCATCTAGGGTAGTCGTTTCACAAGAGTCCTTGCTCTTGCGCCTGCGCCAGTAGTCTTTCTTGGAAAGTCATTGGGGCGGCGGGCGCTCGGGCGTTAGTCCCACTGCTGGCTGCTCGCTGACTTGAGCTTCTCATAGCCTGATTTCTCAGGTAGTCCATGTTCTGCTCTGCTTGCGTTGGCCGTTGCGTGGCAGGCTGTGGAACCGCCGCTTGCTGCGGGAGTGCTTCTGGTGGGGCTTGTTGGTCGCGATTCATTTTGGCGAGCAGTAAATCCCGCTCGACCATTTTCGTCGCAAAGTCCCACCGGGCTTGCACTCCTGCAATACCGAGCGATTTCGCATCCTGTATATATTTCTGGACTGCAAGACCCTCCGCAGATGCAATTCCGTTTTCGTCGTAAAGCCAATCTTTGTTTTGTTCCTCTAAATACTGCACATATTGCTGGTCTTTTGCCTCGTTTATCCGCGAATCTACGATGCTTTGCGCGCGCTCCATCGCAACTTTTTCGACCATTGGGCCGAGAGTTTCCTGCGGATTGCTGATAAGTCTTTCAGCAAAATCTGCTCGATACTGCTGGTAATCACGCAAACGTGCTGCAACATCTAGCGGCGCGGACTCGCTGATAACCTCTCGCCCGTTCTCGTCCCGCGACAAAAATCTTTTATCGGACTCCGAGATTTTCGGCGGGTTCCACCAGCTCTGCTCTTCTTGCTGCGGGGCGGGAGCTTGGGCCTGCGCTTGCTGCTGCGGCGCACCGGACTGAGCCTTCCATGCCTCAAATGCCTCGCGATTGTTTAGGTACTCTTGGGCCACCGGCATGATGGACTGATACTGTTGCAGGGCGTGCTGCGCGCTCTGCTCCTGCTGTAGAGCTTGGTAGAGTCGCTGCGCAATCGCCGTATCGTCCTGACCGCTGAACCCCTCCATCTGTCTGAAATGGCTCCAGACATCTGCTGGCGCTTCGTCCGCGACATCAGCTGTTTGCTCGCCCTCCGAGGTAACTTCTTCGGCGGGGGCCTCGTCAACTGTGGACTCGACTTCTTCAATCTGTTCTTCTTCTGACATTTTGTTTCTCCTCGGGACGCATAAAGTGTCGCGCGTGGAGTGGCAGCTATGTCAGCAGAATTTTTATTGGTAATACACAGATTGGTCTGGGAGCGGATATTGGTTTAGCTCCGTAGGTGGCCGCTGCGGCTTATAGTCCAGCCTTGCTGCCGCCTTCTTGAGCCTATTGTCCCAATACTTCGACCGCTCATCGAACGCTTTGCCGAAGCCATTGTCCACTCCCATCACTGGAGGCGGCGCGTCTTCGCCCATCCAGTCGTTTACGGTTCTTCCCTTGCCTATGTATTTCCAAATCGTTTGGCCCAATGACTCCATTGCCTCCGGGTCTTGGAACGTGCCCTCCATCGTTGTGCCGAAATAGCTGTCTTCTGCTAGTTCTTCCAAGAACTGGGCCGCTAAAGCGCTGAATCCACCGCCCGCAATGACCTGCGCAGCGTCGACTGCGGTCATTGGTTCGGCTATATTTCGGCCCAAATTGAGTGCATTTTTGGACAATCCAGAGGGGTAAAACCCGCCGTATTTGCCTAAAATTGCTGGAATATAGTCATCTGAAGCGTAGTCGTAGTCCCTGACGAACTCCTTTGCCTCCTCCATTTCGTCCGGAGTCCTGCCTTCTGGCGTAATTGGCACCGGCCTGTTGCGCGTTGTGCGCACATCGCTTATGAAATCACGCTCATTCGACTGAATTGTGGGGTATTGGCTGTACGGCAGGGTCTTGTTGGCTATGAACGGGTAGGTTCTGGAGTTATCCTCGCCCAGTGCGCCCCAAAGTCCCTCTTTGGTTGTGGTGCTAAACGTCTGATACCGCGAATCTCCTGTCTTTGGGTCGCGGAAAAACCTGTTCTGCTGGCTTAAATCCGGAGCAGACCGCTCATACCAGTAGTTATGCTCCTTTGCCCTGCCCTCTGGGCCTGAATATCTGGCCGCACGCAGCATATTGGTGTCTGCTCGCCCCTGAGATGCAGTACCCATGAACTGATCTAGCGGGTATAGGGCGGTTCCTAGCGCAGCGAGCCCTGCATTAAAGGGCTGATTGGCGGGACTGCTGGGCAGCATCGCAGAAAACAGCTCGGCCCTGCGTAGTGCGTCGAAGTTCGGCTGCAATCTTTCGGGATATACGGAGCCTGCCATAGCGCTTCCGTACTGTTCGCGGTATTGCTGCAACTCTTCGGGAGATATTCCGGAATTGTCCGCATATTCGCCGCCGGGACTCATGCTTCGCAGCGTATCCACTAGCGACTGGTGGATTGCCCTGCCTTGTTGCGCATAAGTCTCGTCTCCATCGTATTTTTCGCCCTTAATCGAGGCATATGCTGCTCTTTCGACTTCTGGCTCATAGCTCGCTGCAAATGCAATCCAATCCTTGGCGGGAAGCGTGCTTTTTACTTCCGGCTCGTAGACCTGCGCTGTTGCCAGCTCGCGATCTACGTTCATCCGGTAAGCCTGCATGTCCTTCCCGGGCTGGCCCGCTTGATACTCCTCCATATCCTTTTGATCTATGGACGGATCGAAGTAATCGGACACTGCCTTGGCAGCTTTGTCTAGGCCAAGCGTTCTATATGCGGAGTTTGCCGTCACGGCCCCGGGGAATGGGAATGGCATTCGTTACTCTCTGTCTATTTTCCAGTGCCTGCGCCACAGGGTTATCTTACCGCGATTGACTTTGCGATCTCTCCACCATTCAAGAATGACTTCGAGAATAAGCGGCAGGAGCAGTTGCAGCGCGATGATCCAAAGCGAACGGAATTTCCGCTCTCCGTAAAGCAACTGCGCCTGCCGCTTGATGTTCTCGGCCAGATCGGCAAGCGCTTTAGTTTCCTCGGCGCTAAGAGCATCGCATTGGCTCAGAAGCTCGCTAGGCCATTCCTGTACAGCCAAGGCCACAATATCGGCGACCATTTCCCTGCCCAGCCTAGAACGCCGGGGAGGCAGCTCGCTCCAGACAAACGCCTGAAACTGACCCATCGTCCGTGTGTCCTTTGACATTTCATCACTTACTTCTCGCCACAGGTGCAAGACTTTTCAGATTTGTCCACTACGGAGCGCTTTTTGTCTGATTCGTCTTTCATCTTGCGATAGCCTTTGTTGAGCTTGTCTTTGAGGGAACTCTGCTTGCCTTTTTTCTTAGCCATTAGATATGACCACCTCCTAACTGGGGCTAGAGCCTTGGACGCCATCTGTACTGTATATGGACAAAAAACCCCCGCTTCGTCGCAAGTTACGAAGCGGGGGTTTCGGATTACCATGAGGAGCAGGCTTCATGGGTTGAGCATGATCCTTGGGTGCATACACATATCCAGACTGGCGTTGAGGCCGCAGTACGACCAATACTTGCGGCCCTTTTTCTTGCATATCGCCAATCGCCAAGTGTGACACTCAAAGCCTTCTTTGCCATAAGTGTCGGGCTCTCCCGCACACAAGATTATTTTTTTCGCGAAGATTCCCCACTTATAGCCTGCCGCTACGAACGAATTGCTGCTGGCGCCTACTGCCACATACTTGCCGTCCAGTGGGCCACCAACGACTTCATACTTTCTGCGTTTCATTCGGTTTCTCCGTTCCGAGGTTTTTAATCCATTCGTCTAGGTCGGCTTGCCGCCACCGGACGCACCTTCCCAAACGCACTGGTGCAGGAGCCGCGCCCTCCGACACGAGCCTATACCAGTGCCTCTTGCTGATACCAATGATGGCCGCAGCCTCTTCACAATTCAACAGTTGCTGACTCATTTTTTCCTTCTGCTTTCGTTTCTTTGTGATCCGTAAAGTCCTTCGACATTTCATGCACAAGGCTGCTGCCAGCCATTCTAAAGAAGCAAGGCAGAAGTCCGTGTATTCCTAACAAAGTAGCGGCTTTAATGCAGCGGGCGCTGTGCTTGTACGCAAACAGCAGATGCTCTCCGTAGCTCATGCCGTTCTCGCGTAGATGTGCGCGCGCTCTGGACAACAGCCCGCAGGGCCGCGAGTCAAACCTGTGTAGATAATTCATCTCTGTGCTTTTTGCTCTGCGACATATTGATGTATGCGTTAGCCCTGACAGCCACGCCGCCATTGCATGTAGCTTGTGTTTGCGTTGTTTCGCACCTAAAAGCTGCCGTGAAGTTGCCGCTACTGTCAGTAATTCGCTGAACCAACAGCGTCTTGTCCACGACTAGGTACAAAAAACCCACCAAGGGTACACGCAATCCTTTTGCTACGTCAGCAGCCGCTATCACTTTGGACATCGTGATAAGCCATTCGTTCTTGAATGTACCCTTGAAGGCGCCGTAAGTGATCCCGTAGCGGCACTTTGTTTCGACGGCCCCCCGGATAACGCCATCGCTGTCAACTAGGACGGCGTCAATCGGAGAGTCTGAGTCTTCCGGAGTCTTGATATACATCCAGCCGGGATTGTGACGGTGCCACATTGCCACAGCTTCGTTGAGGTCTGCGACCGTTTGCTGACCGCGCTTACTGAGGATGTCTAGCATCCACTGATCGTAGCGCAGAGGTGACTGGCAATGTCAGCAGTTATTCTGCGTCTGCCTGCGCGCTCTTGCCCTTACCCTGTCACCGGGAGTCATCTTGCTTGAGGAAAGCCATTCCCTTATTTCGCGCTTACTCCACCTAAGAGTTGCACCTATTGCGTAGGCCGATGGCATCTTTCCCTCGTGGTGCATCCTTCTGATGTGCTTCTGACTGACGGACAAAAGCCTCGCCAGAGGCAAAGCACCTATAAACCCGTCGCCTTCTAGTTCTTTCATCGCTGCATGCTCCTTTTAGGGATTTCTGGGTGGGGTATATCGTACATGGGGTTCCCGAAGACCCTTATTTCAGAGGAATCCACATGAACGACTTTCCCCGACTTGAATAGGTGTATCACCCACACCGTATTGACGCTAACTCCATAGTCCAAAAGGAACAGGCAGTGGCCTTCTCCCAGAGGAGTCGTGACGTAGATCGGAGGGTCAAGCTGATGGATAGCCGCGATAGTGTCACCAGTCAGTCAGTCAGTTTCCAGTTTTAGGAATCTGGAAAAAATCCAAGAGCTGGACATTATATATACACATACAGCAGATGGGGGGAGCGGGGGCATAATATAAAAGCAGTGTCTTTGTGCCGGGCGTAACGCCATGCTCGATTGGTTCCATTTGATCGGTTCCCCTGCTTCACCAGTCTGGTGAGTCCCGACATACACAAAAAAAGC